AAAACATTTCAAGGTGGTTATAAAGAATATAGAACTTTTATGGGAAGACAAAATTCAAAACCAGATTTAAACTTTTTTGGTAATATGCTTTCAAACATGACTCAAAAATCTACTCCAACTAAATCAGAAATATACTTTTCAGCAGTAAGAGAAAATTCAAAAGCTTTAGGCAATCAAAGAAAAAGAAAATTCTTTGCAATAGGCAGTAAAGAAGCACCAGTATTAATGAATAAATTTATGGAAGAATATAACAAACTAACTAAAATATAATGAGCAAACGAGAAGATATAGCAAGTAATATAATTACAGTTTTAACAGCAGTAACTTCGCCTATTACTTTAAAAAAGATTACTAGAGAACCTTTTAATATTGATGAATTATCTGAGCAACAATATCCAGCTATATTTATTCAATCAGGAAACGAAACACGAACTGATATTACAATGCCTTCATCTACAATAACTAGACAAGCATCTACTGATTTTATTATTGTAGGATTTGTAAAAGGAACTACGTCAAATATAGATACAAAACGTAACGAACTCATAACCACTATTGAAACTACATTAAATAATGATAGAACAAGAGGTGGATATGCGAAAAATACTCAAGTCGTAGAAGTATCTACTGATGAAGGTATTTTATTTCCAACTGGTGGAATTAGAATGGTGATACGAGTTATGTATCAATTCACTTCTGGTACACCTTAAAACTAACAATACAAGGAGAACATAAATGGCAACTCATACTGGTTCAGAAGGACTTATAAAAGTCGGAACTGACACTGTTGGAGAACTTAGATCATTCAGTTTAGAAACAACTGCTGATACTATTGAATCTTCTAACATGGGAACAACTGCAAGAACTTACAAAGCTGGATTAACAGCTTGGTCAGGTACTGCATCTTTATTTTGGGACGAACTAGATGCTGGTCAATTAGCATTAGTTCTAGGAACTGAAATAGTAATTAAAGTTTACCCTGAAGGTGCTACAGCTGGTGATAAATATTATACTGGTTCTGCAATCGTAACAGCTAAATCTGTATCTGCATCTTTTGATGGTCTAGTAGAATCTTCTATTAGCTTTCAAGGAACAGGTGCTTTAAGTTTTAGTACAGCAACATAATTAATTAATTAGAAAAGGAAGATATATGGCAGTAATAGATAGAGTGAAGGCACAGTTTGAATCTTTAGGAGTAAAAAAGATTGAGGTAGCTGAATGGGGCGAGGAAGGCAAACCTTTAATAATATATTGCTCACCATTTACACTTGGTGAAAAAAGAAACCTATTCAAAGGTGCTAAGAATGATGATCTAGGAGTATTAGTAGATGCTATCGTTCTTAAAGCTAAAGACGGAGAAGGAAATAAAATATTTAAGCTAGATGACAAGCTAACATTATTGAATAATGCTGATGCAAATGTTATAGCTAGAGTATCAACAGAAATGTTGAATGGTGTTTCTTACGAGGACGCAGAAAAAAAGTAAGATTTGATCCTGAGTTATATACCATACTTGCTCTTGGTCATGAATTAAAAAAAAGTATGGAAGAAGTTCTCTTGATGACACAAGAAGAATTTTATTATTGGATAGGGTATTTTAAAGTGAAGGCAGATAAAGAAAAATTAAATTATGGCAGAACAAATAAACATCACCCTAAACGCAATAGATAATACTAAGAAGGCACTTACTGATTTACAAAATAATTTAAAAGGAATAGATAAAGAAACCAAAACCACAACAGCAAGTTTTTTTACTTTTAGAACTGCTTTAATAGCAACTGCTGGTGTTGCTTTAGTTGCACTTTCAAATAAAATTATTGACGCAACAAGAGAATTTCAAGATTTAAGAGCAAACTTAATAAGTGCCACAGGTTCAATTAAAGATGGTGGTGATTCCTTTAATTATTTAAAAAATTACGCAAACAAAAGTATATTTAGTGTTTCAGAACTAACTGGTGCTTTCTTAACACTTTATCAAAATGGTGTTATTCCTACTGAAGAAACTTTAAAAATTTTAGTTACTACTGCTGAACGATCAACAAATAAAATTGAAACATTAACTCATTTAGTAAATTTATTTTCAAAAGGTTCACAAGAAGCTGGAATAGGACAACAAGCATTAGGAGTGTTACTAAAAAACAATATTCCAGTATTTGACATATTAAAAGCTCAATTTGGTGGAACAACTAAAAATATTATTTCAATGTTTGATAATGCTGAACTTGCAAAAGAAGCATTAGATGCACTTTTAGAAGGATTAAAAGAAAGAGCAAATAGATCAGGAGATGCAACAGACAATCTTTCTTTTAAAATGAGTCTTTTTAACAAAACAATAAAAAACACCTTAGCTACTTTTGGTGAAACACAAGCATTTAATTATTTTTTTGATACGCTTACAAAAGGATTTGAACAAAATAAACCATTATTAGAATTTTTAGGTAATTTGTTAATAGGAATAGTTAATCTTGTAACATTTATACTTAGCACAGCGAGTACGGCAATGTTTGAATTTTTTGATATATTTAAAAATTACTTAAAACCAGTAACTGATATGGCAGATACTATTTACCAAAAATTAACACCTGCTTTTACTTGGTTAGCTGAAGAAATGAAAAAAGCATCTAATGCTTGGAAATTTTTAAAAAATTTACAAAATGTTCAATCTGGTAACAAAAGTGGAGAAGAATCAAGTGCAACTATGAAAAAGAGTGACAATAGTTCACTTACAGAGGCAAAAAAACAAATTGACCCCACGCAATTAGAAAAAATATTCGCAACCACAAGAATAGCATTAAGAAATGTAATATCAGAATTTAATAATCTCGGAGATATAATATCTAAAGGACTCATTGGTGGAATTAAAGATTTTTCAAAAGCTATTGCAGAATCAATAGTTCTTGGTAAAAGTTTACAAACGTCATTTGCAGATATAGCAAGAAGTATACTTGTTAAAATAATATCTGGGTTAATAGAAGAACAATTAATTAAACTCGCTTTGTTGGCTTTAGACGAAATAGGAAATTTACTAGGTCTTAGAAAACTTAAAATTATTAAAGATCAAAATACAGCATTAAAAGAAAGATATGAATTAGAAGGTAAAGGAACAGCAGTATCAAATGAAGAATTAGCAAAAAAACAATTAGGAAGTATATTTGATGAGTTGTGGGAAAAATTAAAAATGAGTTTTGATGATATATATAACTCTATATCAGAAATTTTTGGTTCAATAAGCGATTACAGTTCACAAATATTTAGTGATATTGGAAGTAGCTTAATGGATATTCTAGGAAATCTAGGTTCTAGTGTTGGAGATATATTTAATTCAATAGGTGGTTCTTTAGGAGACATACTTGGAAGTGTAGGAAATATGTTTGGTGGTGGTGGAGATGGTGGCTTTGATATGGGAACTTTATTTGATATTGGAATGATGATCTTTGGTGCCGCAGAAGGTGGTGCTTTAAATGCTGGGCAACCTTATATGGTAGGAGAACGTGGTAGAGAATTATTTATACCAAATCAAAATGGTACAATGATACCTAATCACGATTTAGGAACTACTGGTTCAACAAGTATTAATTTTACAATAAATGCAACAGATGTTAGAGGAGTACAAGAGTTATTAATTAACAATAGAGCAACGATTACAAATTTAGTTAATCAAGCACTTAACGCAAGAGGTAAATCTAATTTAGTATGAGTGGAACATTTCCTGCAAGTCCAGTAGCTAGTTCAGCATCAATATCTTCACAACAGAATACTATTGTTTCAACAACAACTTCTGGCAGAAGACAAGCAAGACAAATTGATGGACAAAGATTTAGAATGACTATTAGTTTTCCACCTATGAGCAGAGCAGAATTTTCTCCAATAAATGCTTTCATAATAAAACAAAGATCACAATTAGAAACATTTACATACGCACCACCTACTATATCTTCACCTTTAGGTGTTGCTTCAGGAGTTATTAGAGTTAATGGTGCTATTCTTGCAGGAGTTACTTCAGTAGCAATAGATGGAATGGCAAACAGCACTTCAGGAGTATTTAAAGCAGGTGATTATTTTAGATTTACTGGTCAAACAAAAGTTTATATGGTTATGGCAGATGTATCATCTAATGGTTCTGGTCAAGGAACATTAACCTTTGAACCACCATTAAGAACTGGTGTATCTGACAATGCGATTTTAATTTATTCTAGTGTTGATTTTACTTTAGGACTTATTGCAGACGTTCAAGAATTTAATATAGGTACAGAAAATTTATTTCAATATCAGCTTGACGTTATAGAGGTACTATAATGGCAAGGTCATTATCAGCAGATTTAATAACTGAACTTGCAACAGATAAACTTAATCCAGTTGATTTAATATATATTGGAGTAAGCACAGGATATTATTTTACAGATCATTATAAAGATATATCTTATGATGGAAATAATTACGCATCATCTTCATTACTCTTAGGAGTATCAGACGCATCAGAAACTTCCGAAGTGTCAGTTAATGACTTGGTTATAAAATTTACTGGTGCAGATCAAACAATAATAAGTTTATTTTTAGATAATGACTATATGAATAAACAAGCATTTGTTTACAGGGCATTTTTAGATTCAAGCCAAGCAGTAATATCTAGCCCATTTCTTTTATTTGATGGAAGAATAGAAAATTTTAATATCACAGAAACAGATAATACTTCTGAAGTTGCAATTTCAATAGCATCTCATTGGGCAGATTTTGATAAGATTGCTGGAAGAAAAACAAATACTAATTCACAAAAATTATATTTCTCTACTGATAAAGGTTTTGATTACGCATCACAATCAGTTAAAGAAATTAAATGGGGAAGGGCATGAATGACTTTTACCGAATTATATCGGTGTATAGACATTTTGAAAAATATAACAAATATACTTATGGACAAATCGCTAATCATATTTTGCCTTCTTATAATCTTGGACAATATCAGATTCATAGAGATAAAGATGAAATTATTGGTTATACAAATTGGGCATTGATTAACGATATAGTAGAACATAAATTTATGAAAAGTGGTCAATTAAAATCTAATGAATGGAATTGTGGAAACAATCTTTGGCATATTGAAACATTAGCTAAAAGAAACCTAAAAGAAATTATGTCTTGGACTAAAGATCATTTCACAAACTTATATGGAGTAGACAAACCAATTAAATGGATAAGAGTTAAAGAAGATAAGATTGTTAAACATCAAATGAGACTAACTAAACCAAGCTGGAATTTAGGTGGGAGATTAAATGGGTAGTATATTCAAATCAGTTACAAAAATATTTAGCACTATAACTTCTATAGTATCAACAGCATTAAGCTGGTTACAACCTTCTAAACCTAAATCACCTTCTTTTAATTCTAATTTTGAATCAGCACAAGGTGTACTTGTTAATAAAGATTCTAATGACGCAAATATACCAATAGTTTATGGTACAAGACAAGTTGGTATATCAAGAGTATTTGTTGAAAGTTCAGGTGATGCAAATAAATATCTTTATGTAGCTGGAGTCCTTTGCGAAGGTGGAGATGCAGGAATAGAATCTATTGATGCAATTTATATAGATGATAAATTAGTAACTTGGGAAGGTGCTTTAACTGATGGAACTATTAGATCGGTTGCTTCATCAGATACAAATTTTTATAAATCTATACCAAATCAAGTTAATAATTATTTAGCTGGAGTTTTTGTTTCTGTACCAGCAAATACATCAACACCATTAATAAATGTACAATGTTTTTATGGTAAAGACAATCAAACAGTTTCAACATTATTAGATGAAAGTACAAACTGGGATTCTAATTACAAACTATCTGGTGTTGCTTATGTTGCTTTAAGATTTTTATGGAATCAAGATGCTTTTAATGGATTGCCAGATGTTAAAGTAACTCTTAAAGGAAAAAAAATTTATGACCCAAGATTAGATTCTACTAAAGGTGGTTCAGGTTCACATAGAGAATCAACTTCTTCTACTTGGGCTTACTCTAATAATTCATCTTTAATTCTTTTAGACTATTTAAGAAATAGCAGATATGGAAAAGGATTACCTACTTCTGCCTTTGAAACTAATTATGATTCATTTAAAAGTTCAGCAAATACTTGCGACACACAAGTAACTCCCTATACAACTGGAACAGCAATAAATTTATTAACAACAAATGCAGTATTAGATTCATCACAAAAAGTAATAGACAATGTAAAAGAATTACTAACTCCAATGAAAGCAATATTTACTTATACACAAGGTAAATACAAATTAATTATAGAAGATTCTGGTGTATCAGTTTTAAGTTTAAATAAAGATAATATTATTGGTGGTATTAAAATTCTTGGAGAAAAGAAAAACTCTAAATACAATAGAGTTATAGGAACATTCTGTAATCCAAATAAGAATTGGCAAAATGATACAGTATCTTTTCCACCCTTTGATGATTCAGCTTTAGATGTAGCTGACCAACACGCAACAATGTTATCTGCTGATAATTCTATTTTATTAGAAGGTAGATTTGATTTTAAACACATTACAAATCCTTATCAAGCTGAAGAACTTTGTGAGATTATATTAAGACGTTCAAGAAATGCTTTAGGTGTTGAATTAAGATGTACTTCAGAAGCATTAAACGTAACGATTGGAGATATTGTAGATTTAACTTATGTAACTGGTGGATTTAGCGCAAAACCATTTAGAGTAATGGGATTATCAATTAATTCAGATTCAACAGTTTCATTACAACTTGTAGAGCATCAAGATAATTTCTATACTTGGTCAGTTAAAGCACAAGCACCAGTAATAGCTGATACGACATTACCAAATCCTAATAGTGTATCTGCACCAGCTTCAGTTACTTTGGACGATCAATTAATACAGTATTCAGATGGAGTTGTTATAACTGCGTTAGATGTAACAATAGGTTCTTCTCCTGATAGTTTTGTTGATTACTACCAAGTTGAATACAAATTAAGCACAGATACTGATTACATTATTGCTGGACAAGGAAAAGGATTAAGTCAAAGAATATTAAACGTAATAGATGGAGATACGTATAATGTAAGAGTAAAAGCATTTAATACTTTAGGAGTTGGTTCTACATATACTACAGCAACAAGAACTATTGTTGGTGGATTATTACCACCTGCTGATGTCGCAGATTTTTCTTGTAATATTATTGGTCGTGATGCTCACTTGTCATGGACACAAATAGCAGATTTAGATTTAGCATACTACACAATACGTTTTTCTACTTTAACAACTAATGCAGAATGGTTAAATTCAGTATCACTTGTTGAAAAAGTTGCAAGACCAGCAACAAGTGTAACTGTACCTGCAAGGATTGGTTCTTATTTAATAAAAGCTGTAGATAAAAATGGAAACTTATCATCTAATGCTACTGTGATTGCAACTAATGTTTTAGCGATAGGTAATTTTAATGCTATTTTAACTCAAACTGAATCGCCTACATTTTCAGGAACTAAAACTAATGTGATAATTTCTGATGGTTCATTAAAATTAGACTCAACTGAAATTTTTGATTCTGCTGTTGGATTGTTTGATTCTGCTACTGCACTTTTTGATGCTGGTGTAACTACTTATGATTTATCTCCTACAGGTTCTTATTTATTTGCTTCTACTATTGATATAAATGGAAGTTATACTGTTCGTGTAACTGCTTCAATAACACAAAGTGTAGATAATATAGATAACCTTTTTGATTCTGCTACTGGATTATTTGATGATGGTGCTTCTAATTTTGACGGAGATTCTCCTGCAAACTGTAATGCACATTTAGAAATTTCCACTTCTACTGACAATATAACTTTTACTTCATTTAGAAATTTTGTTGTTGGCGATTACACAGCTAGATATTTTAAATTTAGACTTATGATGAGTTCAGATGATTTAGCTTCTACTCCAGTTGTATCTGCTTTAAGTATAAACATTGATGTTCAAGATACTATTCAAAACGGGAATGATTTAACAAGTGGAACTGGAACTTATACTGTTACCTTTACAAGACCATTTTATTCTGTTAATTATGCTGTTGGATTGACTAATCAATCTATGGCTACTGGAGACTTTTACACTTTAAGTAACAAGACAATTAATGGTTTTGATATTGCTTTTAAAAATAGTAGTAATACTGGAGTAAGTAGAAATTTTGACTATATCGCCAAAGGATATTAGACATTGAATTATAAAATTATATAAGATATTAGATAGAATATGGCACAACACGATTATAATATTGCAAACGCATCATTCCCAGCAGTAAGAACAGACATCAACAACGCACTATCAGCAATTCAAACAACTAATTCAGGAACATCTTTACCAACTGGTGCTGTTGCAGGTCAAATTTGGTTGGACACAACAAATGCAACGAACCCTACTTTAAAATTCTATGATGGTGCTGATTCAATATCTCTTGCAACAATTAACTACACAGCTAACACAGTTGATTGGTTAGACTCTTCAATCACAATAACTGGACTATCAACAACTGCTACTGGAACAGTTTTAACACTTACAGACACTTCAATAAGTTCTACACAAGATATAAGATTACCAACTGCAAAATCTATTGCAGACGATTCAGGAAATGAATATATTAAATTCGTAAAGACAGCTTCAGCAGTAAATGAAATATCAATTACAAACACAGCTACTGGAAACTCACCAGATTTATCAGCAACTGGTGGAGATACAAATATTGGATTAAGCATAACTACAAAAGGTACTGGATTGGTTAAATTTAATAATGCTGGATATTTTCCAGAAGCAACTCTTACAGATGGTGCAACAGTAACATGGAATGTAGGAACATCACCAGTTGCTAAATTAACTTTAGGTGGAAACAGAACATTATCTGCACCTACAAATGGAGTAACTGGACAATTTATTTCTATTGCTGTAATTCAAGATGCT